AACTATTCGAACGGGTATAGGCGCGTTTGGCATTTAATATCCTGATAAAAAGGGCGGGCGATGAAAAACAAAGCCCGCCCCAATACCCCTGACAAAAAGGCGGTTTTTACTTTACGGCCTTTTCTTTGACCGATGGCTGGCTTATTTCAAACCATTCGCTCAACTTTGCCATTTCAAGCTCCGCATCGCTGATAAGGACACTTACCTCGGTAGATTCGCCAGCCTGCAAAACAAGTGCAGGCATGGCGTTCAAGACCTTGGGGCCGCCCGTTACATTCCGTGCGACAACCTTTTTCAGTGTGTCCGCCATGTCTTAGATTCCGTCAAGGTAACGGAATGCCGAGGGACGAAGAACGTCAACGCCACCAGTGCGGAACAAGCCGGGCACTTCAAAGTGAATAGGCCCATCCTGAAACACTGGCATAAAGCGATGTGGCATCGGCAAGAGCGTTTTAACAACGTCCTCACGGTTGGCATAAACAACCATACGGCGCGTCGAGCCTGCACCAGCAGCGTCAAGACCCAAAACTCCGCGAATGTCAAGATTTTGACCCGTGCGCTGGCGATAAAGGTTCGTTCGCTCAATGAACGAAAGAATCGTCTCGCTATTCGTGGCGCTCATTGGCGTTGCAGCCATATAAGACAGCGTAGTGAATGGCAACAAAACAGTGTCGGCCATTTCGACAGTGTTTGTGCCGGTAAAAACACCGATCAAAGCATTGTTGAAGTCGCGCAAGAGTTGCGTTGGCGTTTTGGTTGCATTGCCATTTGCGTTAAACCATGTAGTAACGGAATCCGTGCCGTCGGCAGTTGCCAAGCCCGAAGTTACGCCAGATTGGTTTATAAGTCCCGTCAGGCCCTTTGCAGTGTCGCCGACTTGAACCACGTTCCACATAAATTCGTTATATGCACGACGCGCCGCAACTGCCTTCGATGCCGATAGCGACATACCCAAAAGCTGCGCTTGGCCAACTTCTTCCAAATCGTAGGAATAGCCAATCGACGCCATGTGGACGTTCGCTTGAACGCGGTCCATAGTAACGTCAGCCTTGGCAATATCCTTAGCGCCACCGCTATACCAGCGTGCAGCACCAACTTGCGCCGATGTGAAAGTCACAATACCGGGCGTCCATTCTGGCGCACTGGAGTCAACAAAAGCCAATTCATTCCACGGCAAATCAGGGAACTGTTGCGCGTAAACGGTTGGATTGATAGTCAACGCTTGTTGCGTAACAAAGTTAAGCGCAGCGCCGTCATTCATTGTTTGCATATTCATTTCATTAAACTCCATTAAGACGGAATGCGGCGAAGCCGGATACGGAATACTGCGCCCGCTGCCGATGCAGCCGAATCAGCTTCAGTCTGTGGGCAAGCAATGACAGTGCCTGACGTTGCAGCAGTGGTGAAACGCCGTGTTGCGGTGTTCCAATTAAGGGCCGCGCCTACGGCGATTGCCGCGTCGGCAATAGCGAAGAAGCAACCTTCGTCCGCTACAGGCACGTTATCGCCAGACACATAAGAGTCGGCATTGGTCGCGCTGCCAGTAATGCGGCGAACGCCTGCAATACCTAAATATTCGCCACCGGAAACCAATGGAGAGCAACCATCTGCGCCGTTGCGTTGAACGGGCGCGCCGAAGTCAATCGCCGCCGAAGCAACGCGAGTGCGGGCGTCCCATTCTGCAAAATCAGCGTGCATACCGGGAAAACCCGCTGACTGAAAAATTGGATAAGTTGTTTGGAGTGCTGGCATGTTATATCCCCTTATGCCGTTGCCTTGGCAGTATTCCGCCAAGCGTTGAGATCAGTGATTGACTTTTCGAATGCGGCATCATTAACGGAACGAGCGTCCGTCACCTTAACGTCATGCCCAATGGCAACGACCTTATCGGCCTTTGCATCCTTGGTAATGACAGCGAATGCAGCAGCGATTTGTGAAGCGTCAAAGTCAACCGCCAAATCGCCAAGCGATGCCGAAACAACTTCCTTGCGAATTTCATCGGCGCTCTTACCATCGGCTACAAGGTCAGCTTTGAACGCCTTGGCTTTAACAACCAGTTCGGCGCGGTCAGCAACCAGCTTGTCAAGGTCAACAGCCTTTGCATCGGCCACTTGCTTTTCAAGCGCAGTCTTTTCTGCGGTCAATGTTGCAACGTCAGCCTTGGCGTCAGCCAGTGCCTTTGCGGAATCGGCAATAGCCGCGTCCTTTTTGGCTAGGACCGCTTCAACAGCCGCCTCGTCACCCAAATTGACGGGCAAGCCGTCTACTGTAATGGTCTTCATTTTTTTCATCTCCGAAGGTGGGATTGATCGCTCGTCACGTATTTTCAATTCAGGACCGCCCCGCGCATTAGGCACGGCTGCGATATGATTGATTCTGATATTTCGCTGGACGAGTTGGTATTCGACGCCATCGGCAGTTGTGCCGGGAGTTGCGTCAAGGGTGCATGAATAACCCATGCTTAATTGCTTATGTGAGGTGTTTACTTTGGAAACGGCTGCGGCATCGCGCACAATAATAGGAACGCGCACAAATTCGCCATCTCGCACAACGTCGCCGTTTACTTCACCCTTGCCATAACGCGACCAATTATCAGCCGTTACAGGCTCGGACGGATGGTCAATGGTAAGAGGTGCCGCTGCAAATGATGCAAGGCTGTCGCGGCTAAAGACTTCGGCCTCTGGCCGATATACGTTTACAACCAACGCATCGCGCAAGCCATAGATGTTTTGCGGGTCAACTTCGCGGCCCGCATATTGCTGAATGCCAGTCCGTGCCGCCCGAACGTCAGCGACAAGCGCCCCGTCCGCGCAAATGCGAGCGGTCAAGCTGTCTTGTATTGTTTCGGTAAAATTCACCATGACGCACGATTTAACGTGCGCCGCTTTTTGGTTTACCGCCGATTATCTGAATTTATATCGTTAGCCAAAAAATCAGCGTCAATCACAGCATTACCCGCCGGTAGTTTTCTTTATGCAAAAGGACGCATGGCCCCATATCCTCGACTTTAGTTGCAAAGCCGGATGACGCAACAGCTTGAACGCTTATGCGCTTCATCCTGCCGTGAACGTCCGTTCCAGCGCGTTCAATATATTCATTAGGAACGAACCACGGCTTGCTGTAGGCAGTTTTCACCCTAGCAACACGCCCATAACCCTTTTTGAGGCACGGCCTATTGTAACCAAGGCCAAATTTGCGACCGCTTTGGTCAACACCGTGCAGGTGAACTTCATCGCCAACGGTATATTCGGTGTATTCCTGATCCTGAATGCCGTGCTTTGTGCGGAAACGGTCCATTGCGGACATTACATGCCCCCTTAAAAGCGCCTCGGCCTGCGCCGCTTCAAGTAGCTTATCTGTTGTCATTATTCACCACCAGCATTAAATCTGTGTATGGTTGCAAAATAGCGCGTTCAAGTTTCGCAATGTATGTCATGGGTTTTTCAATCATAGCGCAATGCTAATAGCATTGCATTTACCCGTCAATCAAAATTTACAATTCCAGCAGAACGGCAACCGCAGAACGGAAGCTGCCCAGGCCTATCCTCTGGAGGCGCTAATAGCGTCTTGCCGTCAACCTTTTTTCCTACGTCCGATGGAACGTCGCTGTAAACTTTACCATTGCGGGCCACGTGCTCGACCCTTGGGTGGCGCTTGCCGGAATGCAGCCATATCCATGAATCTATACCAGCTTCACGGCGGCGCTCGTCCGCCAATGCGCTCGTTACTTTTGAAATTTGGTCGCTCGATATTCTGATGCTACGCGCCTTGCCCAATTCAACCGCTGCCCGCAATTCCTTCGCCACTTCCCGCGCTGGCTTATTGTTTCGCAACCCGTCATAGATGATTGCGCTCATGCGACGCCGGGCCTCTGCGCTCACGTCCTTAACCAGCGACACATTGTAATTGATTGCCGCTTCGAGCGTTTGTCGCACGTCAGCAGCGCCTATCATGGTTCCTATATCAACATTCGTGGCCGACAAGACCGCGCCGCGCCATTTGCCGCGATGCCAGCGTTCAACACGCACCATATAACGCTCAAGGGCTGGCGTGATTGTAATTGCCAATAAAGCAAAGCTGCGCTCGGCGCTTTCGATTGCCGCTTCAATATCGGCAGGGCTATCTTGCATCATGCCGATAGTGCGTGCGTATTCATTCACTATGCCATCAATAGCGCGGCTCCATAGGGCTATCACAGGCGCGTAGGCGGCACGGTATAAATCCGACGCGAAAATGTTTGGCGGGCGTATGTCCCTAATCGTGATTGACTTGCGACGTAAGTTTTTGGCCCGCAAAGTCATTGCAGCAAGGTCATAGCGCATTAGAGCGCCTCCGTTTCACCCGTCAATGCGCTGGGGTCGTCATTATCATCCGGCGACTCTTGCTCAAACCCAAAGCGTTCGGCTTCAGGTATCTTTTCAAGCGCAGATTCCAACGCTGGAAGCATACCGGATTCAACAAGCATGGACTGGAAGCCCTCCGCAAATGCCGCATCTGGTATTGCGCCAGTCTCTTGCGCTTTGACAGCCGCCTCGACCTTCATTTTGAACGTCTCCGCTTTTGGCTTTTCATCCGGAACATCAAGCGGCGAGAATTTATACCAAATCGACTTATCAGCCGCACGGCCTGTTGCGCTTGGAATAAGAACGCGGTCCAGCTTATCTAAGCATGGGCGCAGCCGCAACTCTTGCATGGCGCTTACGTGCTTATGCCAGTCCTGTTGCTGGCCAGCGCCGCTTGCATTCAATCCGCCGGGGCTTTCACCAAGTAGCCGCGTGGCTGGAATATCTGCGACCGCACAAAGGCGCTTGTCGAATGCTTCCATAACGTCGGCCATACCAGACCACGAAACTTGAAACTGGTCTATTTGCTCGCCCGTGCTCGTTCCATCGCCAGAATCGTATATCGTTACATTGTGAACGCTCTCGCCCACCATCATAGCGGCTAGGCGCTTTGAAATAAGCGATTCACCTTCCGGGTCGCCAACGATTTCGGTCAGCTTAGGAAAACCAACGCGAACAATGCGGGCTTTATGCAGCAATGCCGCAAAGCTGGCTTGCGCGGTGTCTGTGTTCTTTACAGCGTCAAGCAACCGTTGCAGCCGGGCCTCACCCCAAAAGCGATCTTCTGATGAAGGCATTGCCATTTGCGGGATGATTTCACCAGTAAATGCAACAATGCGGCTAGGGTCTAACCTTGTTTGTTGATGGTCGTTTATTGTGAACCATCGCGGCTTGCCGTAATTGGCGGACATTGGGTCTAGTTCAATATCCCCCACCGTCATCTGATAACGGCTTATGACGTGCAAATAAGCAATCTGGCCCTGCTCTATGTCACCTATCGGCTCCGATGGAACGCCGGGAGCGCCGATAATGATTGCGCCGCCGCCAAGGCCGCGCAGGATTTCGGCTTCATAAATCTTTTGGCGCAGTTCCAGTCTGGTTTCTTCGGCTTCAATAGCCTCAATGTCCACGTCATCCGCATACCACTCGCGCCATGCACGGACCATATCAAGCGCAGGAATGTCAATGCACTTTTTCATCATTCCGCTGGAACGATATGATGCCTGTATCTGGTATTGGTCGAGCGGGGTGAAATCGTAAACAGTTGCCATGCGCGGGTCGGCTCTTGTGCCTACGCCTGTTACGGCGTTCATTAGGCCGTCCGCCATTTGCGCTTTTGTTCTAGCCATAGTGCTTTGCTATGCGCTGGGAAGCCGTCAAATTTTACCGCCGATATTTTTTTGCATTTAGTGAAAATAGTTCTTGACGTATAGGACCAACGGCCCTATATCAAATTCACAGCAAGGGGCACTGCCCCGCCAACAAGGAGACTGACATGGAAAATATTGCCACACCTATTACCAAAGAAGAAGCGCAAGCTGAATTAGACCGCGCTACGGCAGCGGCATTGGCTGAATACCATCGCGCTATGACAGCCGCACGGGTTGAATACATGCGCGTCGAAGCAGACGCATCGGCTAAACTCGACAGCGACAGAGCAGTCGCATGGGCTGAATACTGGCGCGTTCAAGCCGCACGGGCTAAAGCATGACCCCAGCCACATTCCAACGCATCCGCGCAAAGCTAGGCATGACACAAACACAACTTGCCGCCGTTTTGCGTATAGAAGACATTCGAACAATCCGCCGATGGGAAAAGGGCGAACGCGCAATAAGCGGTCCTGTTTCATTGCTTATGGAATTGCTGGATGATGGTCGCCTGTTACCCTAGCGCCCTAATGTCATAGGACGATCCGCCTAGCGCAAGTTCCGAAAAAGCGTCAGCGGCAGCGTCTACTTGATCGTCATGTGCGCCCGCCGGGAACAAGCACATTTCATCTAAGAACGGCGCAACCCATGCATCACGCGCTGGGTCGCCAGTAACAAGCAGCTTTACGTTGCCAGCCTCGGCTTGGCTTGCCAGTGGCGCGGCCCTAGTTGCTTTGTCACCTGTAGGACGGTCAACCTTTACCGAATATCCAGCCAATTTTCGCACCATCATTTCGGCTTGGGCCTTTCCAGCCTGACCGGGGTCTTGTGCAAGACGGATTGTAACTTTTGTGCCGTCAAACCCAGCCTGATTGATAATTGACCGTTCAACGTCCATTGGGGAGCCTTGAAAGCGATTAACACCGCAGATAATGAATTGCCCCGAACGCGTCCGCACCATATCGACGCCAGCGGTCCAGTCTGGATTGTTTGTCGTGGTCTTTGCCGTTGCGGCCATATCCCATGCACGGCATCGGCGGGCAATATCGGCGGGCAGCGCCCCAATAGGCTCAAACCATTGCCGCTTGAAAAGGCCACCATCACGCGGGGCGGGCGCTTGCTGTAGCTGGCCCGCAGTTGCATAAGCGCCCAGCGTCTTTTCAAGTTCGGCCACTTGGCTTTCGGGGAATCGTTCCGGGAACATAAGTTCACCCTCAACCTTGCGCGGATCGCCAGTGCCTATATACCATTTAGACCGGCCAGCCTCATACCGCATCGGAATGCAAAGGTGGTCATATCCCAAGTCCATTGCCACCGCGCTAACGTCCTTTTCATGCAAGCGTTGCATAATTATGACAATGGCGGACTCATTGTTGTTCACTCGCGACGGCAACGCCTCACGAAACGTCAAAATTGTGTTTTCTAATTCCTTCGGGCTATTCGCGTCATCGACGCTATGCGGGTCATCCAAAAGAACCCTATCGCCGCGAGAGCCGGTCATTCCAGTAAAAGCCATTGCCTCACGAAAGCCTGTGCTATCGTTTTCAAATTTCGTCTTTGCGTTTTGATCGCTAGTAAGTATTATCGGCCATAGCTTTTGATACCATGCGGACTGAATCAGTCGGCGGCACTTCATGTTGTCCCGGACAGCTAAGTCTTGCTTATGCGCTGTCCCTAAATAACGGAGCGACGGCTTGCCAAGCGGTCCCCACTCCCATGCGGGCCAAATGACGCCCGTAAGTAGTGACTTCATACTACCCGGCGGCACATTAGCCAACAGGCGCTTTATGTCGCCGCGTGATACAGCTTCAAGGTGCTCGCATATTGCATCCAGCGCCCAGCCCCACTTTAACTCCGTGGCTGGCTCTAAGACGTGCCATGCTTGCTTTGCAAACTCCGCAAGCGAGCGCCGCGCAAGTTCCCGCCTCGCCGCCGCAATGTCATCATGCGTTAGGATCAAGGCCCGCAATCTCACGCAACGCATCGGCAGATAATTTGCTTACATCGATTGTTTCAATCTTAATGTTGCCGCCGCCCTTACCCGTCAATTCCGTCTTGTCGGTCAATAGCCCATACAGCTTTGCAAGGCCCATTGTGGCCGTTACCGCTGCACCGGGTGTTTCGCACTCTCTTGCAAATTGCCTGTCCTCTCGGAGCATTACGGCAATGCTGTCGGTGGTAACAACATGGCGCTCCATATCGGCTTTACCTAAATCTTGAAGCCTTGTTGCAATCTTGTTGCTATCAAGCAACGCTTTTGCGTTTCTGTTAATTGTCTCTGGCTTCATATTTTTGCAATCATAGGATTGCCGATACGCTTCCGACGCATTGCCAGTTTCCCGATATATCAGGCAAAACTTTTCTTGTTTCGGTGTCATCATTTGTGCCATTTAATCTTACCGACGCTCAACCCTTACCGCCGATAACGCCGGTGAAGCCACCTATCACGACCCCGATAAGCATACCTATGGGTCCGAGAAAAAATAGCCCGGCGAGTCCTAAGAATATCATTGGCATACATCCAGCCATCTATTTACCCTTCCGTGCGCTCTTGCGTGTTGCTTTGTCACCCAAGCCGACAATGAAAAGCCATTTGCGGATAACGTCCGTCCGTGCGCCGTATAGGTGCTCAACGTATCTCCACCCCTTGCGGATAAAGGCTTCTCGAAATTCCGGAGGCACTGGACGGGCGTTTTGCGCTTTCATGCCTCAATGATACCTAATTCGGCATCGCCAGCCATAT